TGTTGTTATATGCTTTTTGCTATTGTATAACGACGCGCTCATTGGATCTTCATCCCAATCGCGTCATGAAGAGATTCATCGGTCTTTTCCCGATTTTGATCTTACTATGCAATGGTTATGTTCATCATACATTGTGGGTCCTTGGATTGCCTATTATGGTATTTTACCTTTGGATCCGTCAGTTGTGGTGGACTCTTATCCCTGCCTTATGTATAACTCTATACGGGGAATATGAAGCCTATAAAAATTCTACAAGAAAAGCAAATAAAAATTATATAAAAGAAAAACAAATAAAAATTCAATCTGATCATTCAAATGATGATCTCTCTTTCTCCCTCACTCAAGATCCCGTTTTCCCTTTTGAAGATGACGACGTGGGTTCCTTGAGCTCTTCGGAGTCAGAATCACCACCACCTGAAGTTCGGTTTCCCGAACCTTCAACACCTGAACGAGCTGTTTCCACACGGCTAGCAAGTGAGGCGGTTATTTCTGGATCCTTATCACCGGAGAGTAAAAGCAGCATGGAAAATGTGCTTAACGAGATGATCAAGGTTAAGATCCAATCTAGTCATGCTCCTGTCTTTGGAGTTGACTTCCATACCTTGGTCATGATGGTGACAGGTTCACGTCATTTGTTTTCGACAAAGAACTTTCTGTCATCCGTCTTTCCTTATACTGATGCCTCTGTTATTACTAAGCATCTTTGGAATATTCTCGAAAACACTTTTCTGCTTCTTGAGGACTTGTCGCGCTGCCAAACGTTTTCCCAAGCGTGCGTGGCATTTTATCGAACTTTCAAAATTCTTTTTGGAAATGAACCTTGGATATACAATTTTGCATCTAATTTCATTAGACTCGTTTAGAGCGAGTGGAATAAGATCGACATCCAGGGGTCAACCTGCGAGATGTTTACTACTCTTTCCCAGATAATATCCGGAGCCAAAATGGTCGTCGAAGGACCTATTCTGGAAAAACTGGGGAGGGTCCTCCAGTACTTACTTTCGTTCTCAGCTTTCTCGGCTTTGAACATTTGTGACTGGAGTGATGAAAGTAGTTTTCAGCTCTTCCGAACATTTTCTCACACTTTGAAGAAACAGCCTTTGAAATTTGGCAAAGACTTCTTTGTATCTATTCTCGACCTCGTCGAGTTTTTGATCGACAGAGGAGTTGTTTTCTTCAAGAACCCTGGCAAGGTTTCAGTGTTGACTTTATTTACCGATAGGCACCATGGGTTTGACGCCTGGTGTGAAGATGTTCGAGT